CTGAAGCTGCTGTTAGATCGATAGGGTCAGCATCACTGGTAGTCATAGATGAGTTTGCGAAGAAGTTAAGAAAGTCTCCAGCTTGACTCATTATGATTGCATCTTCGGACAGAAAACCTAAACGGTTAGCGAAGAATGTCATGCCTGAAATGGCTCGTCCTACAAAACTTGGATCAGGGTTTGTCTCTGTATCCCCAACTTCTCTATCTGAGAAACCTCCCAGTGTACCACTAGAGTTTAAAGGGTCTAAAGTAAAAGTACCATTCGCTTGCCTTATTAAAGCGTGAGGCATAGTAGATGGGTTAAAGCTTATATTTATGCCTTTCTTAACTGTCTCAATCCAAGAACCAGTTCCAGCTATACCAGCCGCATCAGGAACAAATTTTACATAGTAATCATCAGAGGTTGATTCCGATGTGTTTGCTACTTTCACAAAGAAATCAGGAAAACATTGACTTGGTAATTTACTTACATCGTTGGCTGTTCCTTTAATAACATCCATCGCTTTGTTAGTCGTACCACCACGAACTGCTATGTTGAAACTTCTAGTATCACTTCGCTTAACTTTTATGACATGACCAATAGACTCAGCAGTATATCCAGAAATATTATTTATATCAGCTTTTAAATCATTAACTATATCGTCAACTTTTAAAGTTCCACTTGTTGCATTACTTGGCGTTGTAAATGTAGCTGTTCCGTCACTAGCATATGTAAATTCAAAAGCTTCTGAAGAAACTCTTACATTAAATGTTTTACCAGATTGTGTAACATCAAAATTATCTCCAACTCTCCAACCACTTCCACCATTTTTGAGAATAATACTTGCTGAATATCTTGATCTATATGCGTTTGAAGCTTCATCAAAATAAGCCGAACATTGATTGACTAAACGGAATTGTAATCCTGTCTTTGTATTATCTGTTGGGTGATTATAAGAATGATCTGTTGCTGAATGATTAGGACATAAACCACCATCTGCTACTTCATATGACGCTGGAGTTACTTCTAAACCTGTAGCTTTATAAACTTTCGTTTGAGTACTTACACCATCTCTAGCTAAGTCAACACTATAGGTTGTGTTATAAGCAACAGTATTAATCATCACCAAAGCTTCCTCTGGATCATCAGTCAGAGCAACTTGGTTCATACTGACTTCTCTTTTACTATTAGCTATCAAAGTAAAGTCAGCTAAAGTAAACGTACTTAAAGTATTAAGATCATCAGTATCTATATAATCATTTACATTAGAGCCGATAGTAACCGTTCTTTCATCACCACTATTTAAGTCAAATACTCTTACCTTCATATCGTAAGGTGAAGCAGTATTTTTATATATTGTGACGGCGTAACGCTCTAGGCTGTCTCGTAAAATAAAAAACCACTTAGCAGTAGATGGAATATCTGAGGCTAAATTTTTTATGTATTGAAGGGGAGGTCTTTTTCTACATCCGAAAGTTGGATCTAAATAAGCATTGACACTTTCTTTTACTTGTCCAGCGAGTTTTAATGGATCTGCTTGTTGACTAACACCTCCTAATAAATTAGGTACTTGTTGTGATATTGCTGCCATTGTTACCTCTTAATAGCGTTGTATGGTAAATATGTATGAAACTCTGTACCGCCCGCTCTATCATTGAGCATGTTGTAATCGCCTTGCTGTGTCTCATATTCCATGACGGCAGCTCTAGCAATTTGCTCTTCTTCTTTTGAATATTTAACTATTTCATTACTACCAATTGATCTATTTGCAAAAACATTTGCAGCTCGCATAGCAATATAGTTTTTGAATACTTCTGGTAAATCAACAAAATCAAATACCCAAGTAACTTTTCCATAAACAATATTGTCAAACTCGTATGTATGATTTCGTTTATCGTAAAGCTTTCCACTTCTGAGTACTGTATTTTTATCACCAAAACTTACGAAGTCTAATGAAAGAACATTGGCAGGTACAAGAATCTCTTTTGAATTATTAGGTGTAAAGGGATAATCTTGCTCAGTATTAAACACCCAGCCCTCAGACTGAGTAGATAATGATACTTCGTCTAAAATTTGTTCTGCTAATTTTGCGGCTGGGTTAAGTGTTGCGAGTGAGGTTACAGGTGCTTGACCAATATTAGATATAACAATATTGACAGCACCGAGTTTTGTTAATTTAGTTGCCATTTATTTCTAGGGAATGAGAAGCCCCGACGGGCGAGATGCCCGTGGGAACTAAAAATTATTTTGCTTGTAATGAACCAGCAACTGATGTACGCAATGCGCCTACACCCATACTTAGTTTTCCTACAATTAAGTCACCTTGGTACTGAACTCTGAAAGATTCAGATGTTGTTTCCACAGTTGGAGAAACAGTCTCAACAACGCCAGCGGCTTCTCTATGGAAAATTAATCCTGCACATTTGTCATTTGCATCTGTGTAGTCGTTATTTTCCCCAGTTACTGCTGAGTTATAAGCTGCCATGAAAGGAAGGTTATTTGACTTGTATAACTTAACTCCAGCGATAGAGTAAAGTCCTTCGCCACTGTTTACAGAACCCTGTGTTCCACCTAACTCTCTGTTAAGAATATTTGTATCAACAGAAGAAATAAGTGATAGGTACTGACGTGGAGAAAGTACACAAGAGATTCCATCAGTAGGAGCGTTGCGCTCTTCTAGTACAGCTCTTGCCTCGAAGATACCGTCAACGATAGCTTGTGCATCAAACTGCTTACCAGATCCGATAGAAACTTCAAATCCACCTTGCTCACCTGTTACGGCTGCACTAGCTCTAGATGCTATATCAAGAACTCTGAAGATTCTCTGATCGTAGAATTTTGCTAATGCCTCACCGATCTGCTTACTGATCTCAGATCTTTGACCGTACTGAGAAAGAATCTCATCGAGGTTATATACAAACTGAGAGCTTATTAATAGGTCATCTGCATTAATGGTTACTTCGTTTGCCTTTAATGCTGTATCTCCTAGTATAGGCTGCCCAGCGGTATGGAAACCCGCTCCGAGTGTTCCTTGTAGTAAGAACTGCTTACTCTTTGCTCCTCTCAAGGTGTAGCTTCTAACTAGACCTTTAGCGATTGAAGCTGCGTTAAATGCGTTAAATACTTCGCCAGAAAAGACGGTTAACGCTGTCGCATATTTGTTTGCAAATGTATTGCTCTGATTACCATTGACCGAGTTGGGTCTGGTAATGTTTGCCATGTTAGTCATGGTCTTTAACTCCTATAAAAAAGATATTTACAATTTCGACATGTCTAAGGTTTGAAAGATTTAACCCTCTTTCCGAGGTGTACACCCCAGTAGTTATCCGACGTATCGGGCTAATGGGAAATTGAGTAGGGAGGAATCGAACCCCCCAAGATCGCCTAACCGATTACTCTTGTGTAAGCAACGCCACGATATACGAAAGTAACTTTTTTCATTGTCATCTCCATATACTAAGCCCCGTTCCATGCTTAGTTTTCATGCGTCCCCGAAGGGATGAACGGACGTAGCATTAAAAATAATTTAAATTACATATAACTCTTCTTTGTGCATTAGTAGTTGTAGTACTGTGATGCAGGTTTGAAGGGTCATGTAAAAGTACACGATTTGCTATTGATTGAACTCTCTGTCCTTCAGCAAAAGTATAACCATCACAGGTGTTTAGATACAATATCGCACCCTTATGTTCGTAGAAAAAATCATAATGATTTGAATGTTCATACAATTTAGGTGTGTAAGGGTAGGCGTTTATAACTAATCTAAGCATTGATTTTAAACCAAGTCTTTTATCAGTATGGAAATATTGAAGATGCTCGAACATTTCTGATACTGGTACATCATTCTTATAAGCAACATGTGTGTAAAAACTATTTTCAAATTCTTCTTTATCTCTTTTTATAGCTACAGTTTTCTGAAATATCCACATTGTATCCATGAGTTTGTTTTGAATATTCTCGAAAACATCATCAGGTAAGAAGTTGTCTATTACTTTCAATTGCTATTCTCCAATGGTATTGGTGACATATCGGTGATATTTATATTTCCAGATACGACTAACCTTTCTGTATTAGATTTATTAGTTATAACTTCGTGCCATGCCCATGATGGGAAACATATAATGTCACCTTCTTCTTGTTTTGGTAAATAGTAGTCACCTATAGTATTTGTAAATCTAAACAAAGGTTCGTCAGGAACTTGTAGGAAATGTACAAAACTAATATCAGAGTTAGGAACATGGTTATGAACTCCATGTGTACTACCATCTACATATAGCTGCGCCCAATAATAATAATCATATTTTCCATTTTGGAAGATTCCTATACTTGATAGAATATCCTCCAGAATCTCACTGTAATTTTCATACCATATGGATTCTGGACGAAGAGTATCTTGATAGAAAGTTGTGAAACAATTATTTTTAAAGGGTATTGGTATTTGTTTTAATTTGGAAGAAACAATATCAATTTCTTTTTTTGGAAATTTAATATTCTTATGATGCCAATGAGGTGGGTTGAACATTCATTCGTTCACCAAATAGTAGGAATTATTTGACCAGTAAATATGTAAGCTCCAAGAGCTGCCATTATACCAATCATTGCCATCCTTCCGTTTGTTAGTTCTACGTTTTCCCAATCCATTAATCTAGCTCCGTTAATTCGAGTGTACCGTTTGTTGATGCGTTTCTAATAACGCCAATGTTTGCTCCACTTGGAACAACCAAAGTTAATCTTTCACCATTACCAATAAAGTGGCTAGATGTTGTTGCTGTCTGAGCCGATGTTCCTATGGAATATCTAATGTCAGCACCTACAGCCCGTACACTAATTATGCGCACGGTAGCTGTTAACGCTGTATTTGCACTTGCCGCTCCAGCGGCTAACTGCCTTGCGGTAACAGGTTGTCTCGCAACCTCTACCTGACGGACTGAATATTTTCCGTCTTGAAAAGTATGTGTTGTAGCTGTCACTATTCGTTGTTATAAAAGTTCGGGTGAACGAGCTAGTCTCGCCTCCACATCTTGTCTGAACGCTGGGTCAGATTGATATAAAGGATTACCAATATCCCGCACAAGTTCTGCATGGCTACGGTATGGTTTTTGCCCGTCGTTGGTCGGTGATTTGCCAGTTAATAATTGACCCTCATATCCTTCAGAATTTTTATATCTATTATTTAAAGCTTCTACTGCAAACTTAATAGCTACAGAATTATTAGATTCAGCAACTTTATTAAATTCCATAACATCTTGTTCTGGAAGATTAGTAGATGCCCATTGCATGAGATCGTTATAACCTTGTTCTCCTCCAGCAATTTCATGTATTTGAGATACTGCGCTTTGTGCTAAAGCTTGGTTTTGATTTTTTGAATAAAAATCCATGTAAGCTTTAACTAAATCCTTACTATCCATCTTCGATAAATCTTCGATGACTTCTGGAGTTAATTCACCTTTGTCTCTGAACACATCAGCAGCCTTCTGAAGACTCTGTTCCATTACAGGTGTTTCTTCTTCCTGTTTATCTTCAGTAGGTTGCTCTTCAGTTTCTTTTTCTTCTTCTGGCTTATGGAGTTTCTTTTCAAGTTCTTTATAAGCAGATAGTAAGTCTTCTTGATTTTTAAACTTACCATCAATAAGAGCTTGTGCTTCATTTTCTTTTTCAAGAGCTGCTAGGGTTGCTTCTTTGTCAGCTTGTAATGCTTCCTCGTTAGCTTGTCCCTGTGCATAAGCTTGAGCTTCTGCTTCTTTCTCCGACTGATTCTGTTCAGTAGGATCAATCATCTTACTTGGCATGGTTTAGTGAAATGTAGTTTTTGCTGATCCAAATGATCTTGTTATTTTTTCTTTAAGTTCGTAGTTACCCGCTGAGGTTATCCTCTCCTTGTCCTGTACCTTCTCCACCTTGGGGCTGGGGGATGGGGACTCCTCCTTCTTCTTCTGGTTTGAGGGCTGGGGGTTCTTGCTGTTGGTTGCCATTTAATACTTGCTCCGCTATTGGGGATTTCGCTAGTTGACCCGCCTGTTTCATAAGCGTGTCTTGGGTTTGTTGTTGTTGCATCTGTGCCATTTCTTGATCCATTGTTGATTGATCTTTAATCAAGTTCAATGTCTCAATACCTGACGCAGCAGCTAGACGTTTTAATACTTCTGTAGGAACTATGTATTTAGCTAACGCTTCCGCACCAAGCGATTGCGCTACTGTATTCATAAATTCCATTAAAGCTACCTTGTCTTGTTGACGACCAAGGCTATTTAATCCAGCTACAACTACAGGACTTATCAAGCCTTTTGGTAGTTGTGGGATAGATTTATTTCTTTGAAGTATGTGTAGCTTTCTATTTAGATATGGAGTCAATAAAGTAATAGTTAAGTTACCGTAAACTCCTGATAGTTGTTCGTTCAACTCTTGTTGTACTGCTGATATTTCTGTAGCAGTAGTACGTTCTGATTGTCTAGGACTAAGGATAAGGAAAGCATCAGATATTCTTTGAGTTAATATCTCTATCATCTCTCTTACAGTTCTGAAGTCAGACTGTTTGTTTGTAGAGATGACGCTAACATCATCTGCTCGTCCAGAAATTATTGCTCCGTTTGCAGCTCTAGCTAGGGACTGTGGTTTTGTTACCGAGCTTGGTGAAACTGCAAAGACGACCTTCGCCATACTTGCACTTCCTTCAACCATGCTTTGCATTAGTCCATCTAGACTTTGTAAGTCTGCTTGATATTCAGATACTCTTGATCTTCCGTAGCTCTCTTGATCTGTGATATTAAATCTACAACAAATCCAAGGACTAATATTTTTAGGACTAGACCCTTGAGAGTTAGGTAAAATTTTTCCGTCACATTCTTGATACCACTTATGAGATCCATCCTTAAGTTCTACATGAGTAAAGATAGTTGCATCTTCGACATCGCTTCCAGCTATGCCATGCTTAACCCCATCTTCTCCAGCACTATTTATATTAGGCTGTCCATCAGGTAGTTTCTGAAACTCTTTTGGTAGTAATGATCTATGAACATGCTCCTTAGTTACGATGTGCAATATCTCTCCATTGCCATCTCTGTCCACTACAAAACGATTGAGCGGAAACAGTTTCAAATGCTTTTTCCCAGAAAACAATAATACGTTGCCTGTGACAACCAAATGTCTCATTGCTGAGTATAGAGTAACTCGATCACTAGATTCTGATATTTGCTGCATGATGGTTCGTTCCATCTTGGCTAATGTCAAATCAATTTCTGATCTAATGTCTGGGGTTATCTCTGGTAGGGTTGCGAGTTCTTTTTCGTTAATTGATAACTTAAAGAAACTTGTATTTAGAGGGAAAAGACTAAGCATGAGTTTTGAACTCAATACGTTACATCCTTTAGCTCCCAAGGACTGCCAAGGTATCGGTAGCTTTTCGCCTTCACCGAAACCTTCTTCAGTCATTAGGTAAGGTATTGTCAACGCAGCTGCTTCTCTTGCCGCATCTAGAAACTGTTGTCTTCCTGATCTCAAACTTTCATAGCGTGATAACGCTGTTTCTTTCATTGTTTATCTAGGAATATTTAATTGACCCTTGCCGCTTCCGCCGCCTTGAGTGTTTAAAGGAATACGAAATCTGTTGACTCCTTTAGTTCTCGCCAATAAATCTTTTTTAGAACTTTTCTTTTTAATTTTTACTTCATCACCTTGTCCAGCAGATGTGGAAACAGGTGCTGCTAAATTCTCTACTCCTTGAGGTGAAAGTGCATTGGGAGTTGAAGGAGGTGTCTTCTGCTCCTTATACTCAGGCATCTCTGGTAAGTCAGGTTGGCACATCTTTTTTATTTTGTAAATGTTCAACGACACTACGCTGCCCCGCTTTATACATAATCTTTGCGAGGGTGTCATCAGGGTTGGGAGTATATGCAGGGAATGTAAGTTCTAGTTCCTCAATGAGTTCATCTAGATATCCAACACCCCCATTCATAACGGTAAAACTATCCATATGAAGGTAGGTCTCTATTATCGCTCTCGAAAAATGCTGGCATACGGGAGCGTTTGGTTTCTTGTAAGTTGGCTTTACCACTGCGATATAGTGAGTCGCTAGTGTTAATCCAAAAGTCTTTGTTTAGATATTTGTTATCTGAGTTGCCAAGAGTATCCATTACCCAAGCAACAGTTTGTCTTCTTAGATTATCTAGGTTTTTAGCATTATCTATACCTAAATCTTTGCAGACCATTTGATGCTGTAATACATGAATCGACTCATCGCCAGATATATCTTGAGATATTGACCTAGCAGCCATGTCACCACAGTATCTATAAAAAGGTAGAAGTACAAAAAATACCGATCTTTCCAAAACAGCCGTTTTAAGAATGGGGTGTTCTGGAGCTTCAAGCCATGCCTTACGAATGACATTTGCCTCTCTTTCTGCCTTCTCATCCACACCATGTGCATTAACGAGATAGTTGAAAGCAAGATCGTGCTTGTCTTCGTCTTTCTGATTTGATCTAAGGGCTTCTTCACATCCATCTATCTTTGGTAACTCCTTTGCTAATCCTTGTTCGAGCATTTCTTTTACAGGAAGCTCTAACGTTCTTAGTGCTAAAGCTCTGTAAAAAGTTTCCTCAGAACCCTCCAATAGTTTTCCTTTAGTTACTTCTATTGGAGTCCATGTTCTTTTTCTATTTTTTAATTTCGTATAGGGGCTAGTCATTATTCTGCACAAGTTGAACACACATCGTTTTCTTCAAAATTAAATAGGTCTTTATAATCTTCATCATCAATTAGTGCAGCGGCATCATCCTTTCTTTGAGTATCAGGCATCACTCTTAATGAGTAATACATGCTTGTCAGTGGAGAGTCTAACCATCTCTGAATAAACTCCTCATCGTATTTGCATACATCTGTCCATGTATTAAATGAATAGCCATGAAATAGTCCAGTGTTTTCTAACAACTGACACATTCCAGTAGCAACAGAATAGTATGCTTCCCAACCAACCTCCCAAGCAGTCTCAACATAACCATAGTCAACGGCTGTAACTCCATAAGTTGAACTATCTCTATCAACACTGGTTGCGATTGGTGGAGCAATTTCAGGTGTAGAAGTATAGCCATTTCTATCGGAGTATCTATATGAACAAGTTGCAGTAGGAGCAATAGCAAAAGCTCTATCCATGTTGTACTTGTCAGCTACATCAGCAGCGGCATTAATAGCCCTCATAAAATAGATTGCGAGATCGTATGCTTCATTGTCTTGTTCAGGCGCACGATCAGCATTTAGTAATGCCAACGCTTCTCCAAACTCTTTGTATGAAACATTGTAATAACTAAGGAAGTTAGCTAGACCAATCATTCCTAAGCCAACCTGTCTATCCTCTTTAGGATGACGATAGTAACCATCTCTATCTACACCTGTCTTTGGATGTAGTTCACATAGTTCCTTCATCGCCTGTTCAAATACAGGTATAAGTTCCTGTTTCTCACACGCTGCCAAGTTCACATGTTGGAGCAAACAACTGCCTTTATTTAAAAGGGCAACCTCTAAACAAACATTAAACCTAACTCTTCTACCTTTCTTGTCATACTTCTTTTTAGCTAACCAAATATCTCCAGCCTGTATGCCATGTAATAACAAACTTCTTGTAAGACTATCGAGATTGTCCCATGACTCCTGATCTATATTTACACACCTTTTAACCCAAGGTAACTCGCCCCTTTTTGCAGTTATAAAATCTACTAAGTCTTTATGGTCTGCGTCAAGATGCAGTGTAATCGCACCTGATCTGTAGACTCCACCTCTCCTAAGTACTTCATTAAGAGTTGAATATATCTTGCCAAAACTTACAGCCCCACTAGCAATCAAACCTCTACCATTATCAGATCCTTTTGGTCTAAGGTTGCTTAGGTGTACAGCTACTCCAGCTCCGTGTCTTAATGCGTAACTTGCAAATGTCCAAGAGTCCTGAATAGACTCCATATCATCTTCGGGTACAACGATTGTACAGGAAACAGGTAGTCGGTGTGATGGTTCATCAAGCCAAGATTGTACACGTCCTGTTCTGGCTATCTTTTCATTCATACTAAATCTTCTAAATAAGGGGGTTTGTAGTTTCGACCTTTAGTGACTTTGCCTGATTTGTTTTTGACAGGCTTACCATCTTCTAGCTTGGAAATATTACTTTTGAATACTCTGTCTAGAGCTTCATCAAGTTCCCATCCAGCAGCGGTGGCATATTGAAAACAAACAAAGACAAGATCTGCTAGTTCTTTGAGTGCATCTTCATCTGGTTTATAATCAGCAACTGCTTGATTAAACTCCCAGTACTCCTCACGAATGAGGTCTCGTTGTAGTTTTAGATCAGCGTCCTTACCGATAGGCTGATCCATTTGCAATCTAAATTGGATTGCTTGACCTAAAAAGTCATAGTGCGTCATAGTCTTTTTCAAGAATAGTCTTTTTCTTTTTCAAGAATGGATATTTTTTTTGAGATATAAGTTTTAGCTTTCTTTAGATCTTCAAGTACATCTTCGTCTGGTTTGTGTCCAGCTCGACAAACATACTTAATTACATTCCCAAGAAAGTAGTCGAGGTTTTGATCATCAATGAAGTCCCATACTTCTATGAATCCTCTTTGGTAGTGGTTAGGTGAATACTTACTCATCTAATTGATCGTTTATTTTTTTCAGAAAATCATTCATCCACTCTTCCCAAATGACATAACCATTAGGAACTTCAACACCTTTATACATTCGAGTAACCAATAAATGATTCCTTATATATGTGAGTTCCTGTTTAGTTAGATATGGTCTATTCATGGCGTGAACAATATTGGTTCTTCTCTATCAAAATCCCAATCCTTTGCATGCAAAATCTTGGCTAGTCTTAGGTTTCTTAAAGCATCAGCTTCCGTGTAGCCGTTATTGCAGTAGGTTTCAACAACCTTACCCCAGTAACTACCATCACATTTATTAAGTATTGTCTGTGCTTTTTTCTTACCTATACCTTTGACTCCACTGTATCCATCTACCGTGTCACCACTTAGGCATTGCTCGTATAATTTATACTCTGCTTGCTCAGGTGTTTGGGTAAACTCTTCCTTCAAGTTGTAGATACGGCATGGTATTTGCTCCATATCTTTGTCTGGACTTACAATTACAAAGTTATCTAGATCACCTCGACTAGCTAAGATGCCTAAAACATCATCAGCTTCTAGCTGTGGCATGCGAACACTGTTGTATTCAGTCATTGCCCAGTTAATTAGCCGTTTAAATCCACAAGGTTTACGCTTGGTTCTGTTGGATTTATACGTACTATCTATTGTTTTTCTAAAGTTTTTGAGGTCAGTAAACGTCATTATTATGTCGTCTGTATCAAACCTCTCTTTTAATTGCTTAACATCTGATCTAATTATTTTTTGACCGTTGGTTAAACTACCAGCGATTACAGTCAGATCAGCGTCCCAAGTCATTTCATACTCAGATGCTGATGCTGCTCTATAAAAAAAGTAATCAGCGTCTAGCAATATTGTTGTTGGTTTCAGTTTCATTAGTGAGATAAATAAAAGCCCGCTTTACCGTGTCGGGATCATCATGTAGCAAACCAATACCGCTGTTGCAAGATCTACAAATATACCCTCTAAAAGATAAGTTCTTATGACAGTGATCCAATACCCACTCGCTCGTGTACTGTCCACATATTTGGCAGTTACCAGCGGCGGGTTCTGAATGTTGTTTTTTAAGGGTATTGCGGATATTGTTTTGAATGTTTGTACACTCTTTACAGCGGTTTCTCGTAGCTCTGTGTCGTCCATCAGCTCTAGTAAATTGGTTATCTGGTTTACGTTTATGACATGTCTTACAAACTTTAGTGGCAGTCCCACCAAGTAAGTCCTGACTTTGATTCGGCGGCAAGTTCGCATCGAAAAGCGAGCATTGCTTGTACGTCAATAATTGTTTCCTCTAATATTTTCTTTGCTTCGTTTGTGTCTTTCGGATGAACTGATAGCTGTATTTCGTCATGTATAAAAGCCAAGGGAACAAAGTCCACATGTTGTGCTTTTAGTTTTTTAATAGATTCAACTAGCCAAGTCTTGCAAATGATCGCACCCGCACTCTGGATTAGATAGTTCATGGCAACGTGGGATTTGTCACCTATCCTCAAGGGTCTACCATCCAGTGCTTTGAGTACACCAAACCTTGCTTTTTGTTGTATTGCTAGTGATAGTTCTCTATAACCTTTTAAGTTACTTAATACAGCAGCTCTTATCCTTTTACCCTCTTTTGCTGCCTGTTTTTTATCAAAACCAGCAGACAAACCTATGCGAAAGTCTCCCCCTCCATAGATCATGCAGTAGGTAACAGTCTTGCTAACTTGACGGCTTGTACCGTAAATTTTGGCAAGTCTTGTATGAATGTCACCTTCTACAACTTCCTTACTAAATTCACCACCATCAAACAGTGACAAGTAATGCCCAAGTCCTCTCAATTCGAGCTGGCTTGCATCAGCTCCCACTTGTACTCGTCCAGATCCAGCATTAAAGAGTTCTCTATACTCTTCAGCGGAATTTACTTGAGATAAATTTGGACGATAATGGGCTTGTCTAAATGTGTTAGTAGCTAATGCACAAGAATGGTGAATCTTACCTGTCTTATCAACAAGTTTGAGCCAAGCATTTTGTCCTTCTGATAGCTGACCAAGGGCTTTTTGTAATTCAAGAATACGAGCAAATTTTTTTGATTCAATTGTGCCGAGTTCCATCAACACCTTTTCATCAATCTTTGGTCTGCCTGTATCTGTTTTTTCTATAGCCTCCCAGCCTCGGAAGTTCTGGAAAGCAAAAGCTATGTGTTGTCTACTTGTGGGGTTGAACTCTCGAAGTCTGCAAAACTCAGCACCCGTTACATACCCTTTGTTTTGATTAGGGCGAGCGGGTGTGAAGTTACCTCCGTCTACATGCGGAAACGTAGATCGCATCTCGTCTGAGAGCGTTTCTAATTCAACTCTTAATTTAGTTTCTAACTTATGTGCTTTTGCTTCATTAAATGGAAAGCCTACCTCCCACTGCCATTGCATTACCTTTGCACACTCTGTTTCGAGTCTGATTGATGTCTCGTGAACATCTATTTTAGGCTTGAACAATTCAACTAATGGTGTGTTTGCTTCTACATCTGCTACACAATATTCGAGCATTTCTGGGGTGTATGATGACCAATCACCATCCAAGCTCTTACCGTATTCAGATTTCATAACTCCGAGTCTGTAACCCCAAGCTTCTAAGCCGTGTCTCCCATACATTTGGGCTGGCATGTTTGGTGGTTTATTTCGGAAGTCTCGATCTAATAAATCAGTAAAGAACATTCTCGACATAATCAAGGTGTCATATACCTTGGCTGTGTACTTTTTAAAATATGGATAACATTTGATTAAAAATGGTATATCAAATGAAATTAAATTATGACCCCATATTGAGTTCGCATACATAAGAGATTTAACTCCTTCTGCGATATGGTCGTGCTTACCTGATTCGTCGTAACGATGTATCTTTCCTGTATCCAAGTCTTTAATAACAAGACAGTGAACAGTATCACCTTCATCTAGTAAGCCGTTAGTTTCAATATCAAATAGGTAGTTCGTCACTGTGATTATCGTGTATTGCAGTTAGTACAGTTTCAAATAATTCAGTTGTCAAATGTTTTCCACCTACTGTCCTTTTTACTTCCTGTCCGTGGTTATCCAGCAACAATAAAGTTGGGAACATTTCGAGACAGTAAACACCTCTTAAGGCATTGTGATGTTCTATATCTAGAACTTTGATATGCGGATCTAAGTCTTTCTTTTCAAGAAGTACTTCTCTTAGATTCTTCTGTGCCACTTTGCAAGGTTTACACCCTGATTTTTTAAACAACACAGCAATACTCGCTTTATTAAAACGATTCATAGTCTGTATTTAATGCGGTTGGATGTTCTATTAATCTTCCAGTTTCTTTCTGGAAAATAAGATTTCCACATTCACCTGTCTGACCATTAAATCTATTCTTGAGGCAAACAACCTTAGATGTATTGTCACCACTACTGACTGAGCGGATTACACCTAAACAAATATCGCTCAACTGACCTATAGATCCACTCCCTCTCAGTTGGCTAAGAGAGATGGTATTGCCGTCCTCATGTCCTTTATCTGATTGACTTCTTCGTAAGTGAGATACAAGTATCATTCCTACGTTTGTCTCCTCAACAAAGCATCGAAGCTGGGTCATCGTTCTATCTATCAATTGTCTTTCATTGTCGGCTTCATTTGCTGACAACAATATGCTCAAGTGATCTAGTATTATCCATTGCACTCCTTGGTTTACCAAGTAACGCATGTCATTCAGTATTGACTTAGGATCAACGCTGCCAAATCCATCTCTTAACAACACTTGTCCAGTACCAATAGATTTATCAAAGGCTTCCTTTAATTCTTCTTTTGGTATGTCATTGTTTAGATGCAATGGTTTATTAGCAACAACACTCATTAATCGTAGTGCTGTTCTTTGTACGCTTTCTTCTAAAGCAATGTACCCGACCTTAAAATTTTGATCGACTAACGCCTGAGATATTTCACCGCAAATGGTACTCTTCCCAACGCCACTACCACTTGTTAAACATACGAGTTCTCCAAAACGGAGTCCTGATGTCATTTCGTTTACAGCTTTGTATGGGTAGTCAGCATCTTTGCCGTGTAATGGTTTACTTACTAGATCAAATAGATTACGCCCATCAATGATGGACTTAGGTGAATATGTTTTCTTGTTCCATATAGCTTGGCGTATTGCCTCACTATCCTTTGCTATCAATGCTTCACAAGCATCTTTGTATGTTCCAAGAGCTGCTATAAAAACTCTTTCAGGTGGGAATAAGGAGATACATTCTGCGGTGGCATTTGTGCCAGCTTCATCGTTATCGAACATAAGTACGATTTCATCGAAGCCAAGTAGATAGTCGAGCTGAGACAACAGAGATTTCTTTGCTGCCTTTGCTCCACAATCAATGGACACTACCGCCCAGTTCGGCCTTGCTTGGAAGGTAGCAAGTGCATCAAGCTCTCCTTCAACAACCACAATAGTTTTACCACTACCGAATAGATGCTGACCAAAAAGCCGATGACCTTCATTTTTACCCTTCCACGAAAAACCCTTCGCTTTCGTTCTCTCCTTATATGCCACAATTCTCCCCGTATCTGAATAGTACGGGAACTTAATAACATTCCGTACAGTATCGATCCTGACATTAAATTTCCTACAAGTATCTTCGGTTATATTTCGAGAGGTGATGCGGGCGAAGTCTCCGTCATACGAAACTCTCGTACTGTTGGTCTGAGTTGATGACATTGGCTCTTTTCTATTGTTGTTTTCACTGCGACGATGGTTGCCGCATGAGAAGCAATAGCCTGATCCATCTGAGTAAACAGCAAAGGCATCGCTGCTAGTACAGAAAGGACATGCTTCATGGCGAACAAATTCATTTTGGGAATCCATAAAAGTCGTCAGCGAGTTCGACGTAATCTCTCATCACTTCAACTATCTCTTGAAAGGGAATCTCCCCTTGAAATTGTTCTACCCAAGCATCAAGTGAGAGAAACAGGAAGTCACTCTTTACCACTTGCTTTTTTGTTATTAGGTTTTGGTAGCTCATTGAACCACTCCTTTGGGATGTGAGGGAATATGCACCAAGGAAATCCATGCTTGTCGCACCAATCTCCATAGTGAGTTTTAGATGATTTACTTAAGGTGTTATTGCGTTGGAAAATCATGCGTATATCTAGCTCTGGATGCTGACGCTTTACCGCTAACATCTTTCTTCTCTGTTCAGGTTTAAAGAAACCTTTCACTTCGAGAACTAAACCACCAACAAAGAAGTCGGGGGTATAGTTGCTTTCGATAACGTATTTATATTTCTTACTCTCGTATTTATACGGGATAGAATTTATATCAAATATCTTTGCTACACGCTCTTCCAAACCTGAGCGATAGGTCATTAGAAATCAACTTCGTAGGACGGTTCGTAACTGCTCGGTGAAGCATCGGTTACTACTGGTTGATCTTGTTTATATCCCTCAGTTTTAAGGAACATACTGTTGATGTCCTCTATAGATAACTCTCCTTTGTCTGATGCACCTGAGAAAGTAACCAGCTTATGTACTCTTGCAGCTATTACATGAAAGGAAGTTCCCTTTACACCGCTTACACAATACGGCTTTTGCTGCACTATTAACTGTACTTCTGATCCTTTACCCAGTGATTTAAGAACGTCCTTTCCTAAAGGTGTTCCTTCTGTATCAACAAAGATTGGAGCTTTACTTTTCTTGCCGTCATAGTTGTATGAAACTACGTCTTTCCCTTCCCATTTTGCAGGTCTCGTGACGGCGCTTTTTGCATTTGGTTTTGTTTCGAGCCAAGCTAGTAATTGTTCCCTATCCTCATCCATTTTTGTACGGATGTCGGTTGGTAGGGTGAATGAAAAGCAGCGGTTGTCGTACTTACCACCATTTTCATCAACTCTTATGTATCCTTCTAGTTTGGTCGGGAAGATATACTCGTTTGCCATAGGCTTAGATGTCGTAAATAAGATTTCTGGCTAAGTACCTTTCGTACTCAGCTTCGTTTAGTTTCTTTTTGTCCAAGGCATCATCGCCGTGAGCCAAAAAAAAAGAGTACTCATTAGCACTCATGCGGTCTATTTCCCGCTGTTCGATTGTTATTGGTTTTTTACAGCTCATTTTAGGTCATACCTGTAATTGAGAATAGACACTAAAAAACCCCGTATAGAAAGGAAGTTATCTATACGAGGTAGTTTTCAGTTGGTTAAGTGGACTTAAATATGCCAGAACCTAAAACCAGCGTGTGCTGTTTAAACAGTAGCGATAGCAGGGGATCTCGGCTAACCCACTAAACACAACTAAAGCAATTAGCCGAGATCTACTGTTAATCTTAACCTATGCGGTTAAGCTGGTTTTATCCTTATTGAGAAACTCCAGCATCAATTCTTTTTTGATCTGGGCTTTCAACTCGGAAATCATATCATCGGACACTGAAGCAAACTCATTTGGCTGTTTGTCATTCAGTGAAGATAATGCTGTTCTTAGTCTGGTTGGGTTGACCTTAACATAACGCTCAGTGGTAGTGCTTGAAGCATGTCCCATCAAAGCTTGAATCGTACTGACCGATTCAGTCTCTGCCAACCATGTTCCGTAACTATGACGAAGAGTATGCCAAACTACTCCATCATCTAGTCCACAATAGTCACGGACTTTGTAGAACTGTCTTCGTAAGGCTTGACCATTACGCCAACAGTCTCCGAATATTCTGTCTCGTGAATCGAGGTGAGTACATCTTGTATTAAGAATGTCCCATATTCGGTTGATTTCACCAATAGGCAAATGTCTAATTTCATTAGCCTTGGTTACTAGATATTGCATCCCTCCAACATGGAGAGATTTGTGATGTTGATCTAAATCTTTAACTCTTAATTTAAGTAGTTCATCTTGTCTGATACCTGTATAGGCACTAACAAGAATCGCATCACTTAAATCTTTCATATCAAAGATCTCTTCAGCAACATTGGCTATGTTATCAACTTGGCTTCTAGTTAACCAAACCATACGACACTTATTCTCCTTCAACTTATCAATCTCAGGTAGAAGAAATTCATGTAGTCCAGCTTTTCTAGCCTTGTTAATAGCGGTGCGAGCCGCTGTGATTGTTCTATTCACAGTCGCATGTGTCCAGCGTGGATGATCCTCCAGAAGCATGTTCTGAGTTTTAATCCAGTAATCGCCCTTCAACAACTTTTTAATAGGTGTTGATGGACTTCTGCAATCCATAAATAGTTTTGCATACATCATGGAAGTTTTATAACTTCTCATGTTTTTCCAGTGAGAACGGGCTGTATGGTCTATACAGTCCTTCACGGTTATTTGTCTGGTCATGCGGAAACAGTGAGTAAATTTTCGATCTGCTTCGCCCATTGCCGTCCCTTTGGTGTAAGGTACAGCAGCCAAGATTTGTAATTTTTTGGGTTACGTTCTCGACTTACTAATTCTAAGCCCTTTCTATTATCAAGGCGGTGTTTTCCACCTAACCAAGATACATTTCTACTTACTGACGAATGACTGATGTTAACAGCGTCGATTAATTCTTGCTGTTCGCAACCATCATGTGCAGCTATATAAAAAAAGCATGATGCCAGTTGCATAGGAAACTCTCGCTCACCCGAGGAGCGTAGTAACTCCATGACCATGTATGCTTTGTGGGCTGATTGGTTAGTAATGGGACTTGGCATTTCACTTTCCTGAGTGTACACCAGATACTTAATTTAAAGTAGTAGCCGATACAAATTGTTATTTAAACTATAGTTCAAACTCAGAACAGTGAGTCGCCTTTTATACAAAACTTAGATAAATTCTGTATCCCAGCTAAATGCTTCCTCCAAAGTGTCCCCTAGAAGTGCTAAGGTTTTAGCCTCAATAATCTGATTGTTATCTACATAGAATTGAATACGCTCTACAAGCGTTGCATTTTCAGGCGGTTTCGGTTTTTTCATTTAACAAAAAAAGTAATCGCTTAAAAGAACATCTTGAATATTTAACGTATTAACCATTACTGATTCATCAAAAGTTACTCCAACTTGTTCACACCATTCCATTAATATGTTTTGTTTATACATATCAACAAACTTTTGACGCACAAGTTTAGAAATAAATGTCATGTCAGATGATCTTCCAAGCACACAATCATGTACACAAGCGAATGGAATGTTACCATTTGTGAACTCAGGCTCACTAAAAGTGAGATGAATTAACGATGAGTCCCAGCTATGTACTATATTTGGGCTTATAGCTCCGATGTGATGTTGCATATCGGGCTTACCCCACCCAGTAGCGAGTTGGCATGCAATGACTGATCCCATCAGTCGTGTGTCAACTCTTGTTGTTTGTGAGAACCTTAAGTCTTGCACCACTTCAAAGCCGCTCGGTGTTGTCCACTGTATTCGGTCTCGTGATTCAAGTACTTGTTTAGGTATAGTCCTCCAGAAATTCATAAGTTTAATAGCACCATCAAAGACTTCTGGTACAGCTTTGCGGTACACAGCATCGGTTACTTCTTTAAGTACTCCAGTTTGTGACAAGTCACAGCCTTTTTCTATTAGTGCTTCTCTTATGTATCCTTTAGCAGATCTATAAGTAAGACCATATGAAGTGGTCATACATACTCTCTTAACAGTTTTCCTATCTATGTATTTATGTAGCTCTGGACGAATGTATTGTTTAGATACTTCTGCCACAACTGCATAACCATCTTTAGGTTTATCAGAGGGTGTTAGGTTGACAAGTGAGCCTCCACTGTAGGAACGGGTAGCAGCGGATAGGTGTTGAAGTGCTGAACAAGTAGCATCAATACCAATCATTAAGCCTGATGTCTTGCTTTTTTTCGCAATACAACATAACCAATACCAGTAACAACTCTGTAAGTGTGTCCAAGGTTCTTCTGCGGTAATCCATAAGTCTCTGTTATCTATTGGGTTTGTAGCCACTTTGGTAATGTGGTCTGTATTAGCTCTTGTCCATGCAACTCTGTCCATCAAAGATTCCTTATCAAGACCATGAGTGGTGGCACAATGAAAAGCCAACCAGTATTCATCAACTGGTGACTCGTCCGCAAATAGCAATAGTGACTTATCTAAGTCAGTACCTTGGGGATTTAAATAGTGAGTTAAACAATAAATCCGTCCTCGGTATCCAAAAGACATAGGGATATAGAACTTAGGCTCATCAGCAAATTTCTCAGCAATTAATACAGTCTCTAATGTCCTGTAATTCTTCTGTTCGAGTTGTGCATTAAAGTTTTCAATGTCACGTCTAAGACGTTTGTAGTCCTTTAGCTCCTCCTCAGATGGGTGTTCTGGAAGAGTGGCTGTAAAGTCCTTACGATTCTCAATACGAAACTTGCCTATCGTTTGCCCAGTTTCTTTAGCCCACTTGACAACAGCAAGGGTATTCGTGTCTACCTTGAATTTCACATGTTGCATGTTATTCAAAGTGCGAATAGGAATATCTCCCTGCTTACATCTTGGTAATGATCCACTATGAGTTCTGACCAGTGGGAACATGTCTTTAACCTCACTTGTTAGCCAACCTCCAGACTCTTCATTAGACCAATCAAGTGGTTCACAGAACATAGGTTCAGCGCAAAAAGCTAGGTGCTGCGCTTTGTTTATGATTGCTTCCTTTAATCCAAGAAAGTCCTCACTATATCTCATGCAAGTTTTCTTTGATTTCTTGCCTTGGGTGATGGTTTCTTTTTTAACCCAACTTGTTTTTCTATTTATACAATCGAGCAAGAAGGAACCAATGATATGTCTTTCTCTCCGTGTCCACGGCTTCCAATCAATATTCTCTCTATTGAACCTCAGTCTAAAAACTGATGCCTTTTGTCTTGTACCAGTAGAAGAGTGAAAAGACTTCTCGATTCTTTTATAAAGGTCTGGGTTCTCATTGAAATAGTGAGACAAGCGAAGCTCAACTTCTACAGCCTGACCAAGAGGCACAGTGAGATCAGCTAAGACGGGCTTCGACTCTTTCCCCAGTACATCGAGCATTACCTTTAAGCCAATAACCGCTAAGGTCTCGTGGTTAGCTTCCTTCAGATGTTTATTAACTACAACAGCATCAACAGCGGCTTTACCTCGCCTTAGTAAATGCAATCTATCTTGTACTTCATTCGCTATTAATTCTGTATGATGTTTTAATATCGTTTGTCCATATATAGTGTTTGATGCGTAACTTCTTTGTTCTGCTTTTATAGTTGCGTTAGTGTTCTTCAGTCTCCCGATCTCACGCTGGTTTGTCTCGGCTTTTAGTTGCCTTGCGAAATCATACAGTAAGTCCATTACTCCACTCCTTATCGTCTTTTGCAACCAGAACAGTGAGAATAGTACCCTCATACTCAGCGAGGTCGTTAACCATTCTCATAGCTTGTCTCCTAGCAGAGCAGCTATCACTATCTAAACAACTAAATATTCTTATATTTCCCTGTCTATCTCGATACTTAACATCGTAGACCAAATACAATTCATTCATTTAATAAACCAGTGAGAAGAGGTATCGTGAATTTCTCCACGTTTTATGTATAACTTTGATTTGCTAAGTGTACACCAAATATGTGGGTTATGTGTCCATATGGAAATGAAAACTACACCTTGTATCAATTAGCACAATAGAAAAAGCACCCCAGTTGTAGAGGTGCTTTAATGCTTAGTG